GCNNGCTCCGCTGTCCCCCGTATTATTAGCGCCAACGAGTAGATTACCGCTAACGTCATTAACTTTAATATAGTTAAGATAATTGAATCCTCTGTATCCAGTGGTTGCAGTAAGCTCTTGATCAAGCTCAAAATCTTCTTTTGTATTTCCATCAGCAAAAGAAACTCTATTATTCTGTAGTTGTGTATTATCAACACCAACAGCAGAAATAGTTACATGCCCGTTGCTGTCAACATCGAAATCTTCTTGTGCGAAAGATGCAAGTCCTTTCTGCTCTACTAATGCAGCACCGAGATATCTCCATCCACCAGCATCTGTAGCATCAGTATGAGTTGGAGCACCACCACCTGCAGCGATTCCTGTGATTGCTTGATATACTCTACTAGTATCTTCAATAATATCATATCTAACATACGTTGTACCTGCTGCATATGCCGCATACTTACTACCCTCGGTAGCAGTAGCAATAGGCACATTTGTTGCACTTGTTAAGCGACCCTTTTTATCAACTGTAAATTTTGTAGCGTTTACAGTTTCGGTGCCAACTAACTCTCCCTTTGGACCAGTAGTAGTTACAGATGTTAATGACTCTGTATTGTAATCACCATCATCATAAGTTGCAGGATCTGGGACAACTAAAGTATTAATTAATCTTAAAGTTGGATTTCCATTAACACCATCACCATCATCAATATTAATTTCATAGTTACCAACAATTTCTCTAATTGAAATTGCACCTGCCTGTCTTCTGATAACAATGCCGTTATCATTATTATTTGCAAGAGCTTGTAAGTCTGCATCCCAAGGTTGTGCTAGATCAGCATTCACTTGACCTACAGCAGGATTATTACCATCCAATCCATAGTCTGCTAATGTCAACTGCTCTGGAGTGTTACCTCTGATTACACGCCCTTTTGCGTCAACTTCTACCTTAGTGTAATATCTAGTGGGTGCATCTGTGCCATCATAATGTGGCAGAGTCGGTAATACTCTTAACTCCGCTGCAATTACAACGTTTTGGGATCCGTCAAAGGTATCACTTCCTAAAACATCAGATACAGTACTACCAACGTTTGCTAATTGAATCTGACGGGTAGAAGCAAAACGAGAAGCAGTAGAAGCATTACCAATTAGTGTTGCAGTAACAGTGCCTGCGGAAAAATTACCATCAGCATCTCTTTGTACAAGAGTTTCTGCGGTATTGGATGTGGATTCAATAGGTCTTTCATACCTAAGGTTATTCCAACCCGAAACACCATCACCGATTTTAATACGACCAGTATCTAGCTCAACTCCCAATTCTCCTTGAGCAAGAGTTGGGTTTGCGTTTGCCCATTCTTGAGCTCCACCTCTCCTTAATTGAATTCTATTTGCCATTTTTTACGACAACCCGTACAGTTAATGCTTCTGAGTTATTTATGACATTAAAAAGGAGGACTCAAGTCCTCCTTTTATTATTCAGTTAAACCAACTTCTTCATCTTCTTCAGGAGGTGCAGACATTGTTTCTTCCTCAGGAGGATTGTAATACTCTAGAGTTTCAATAGCACCCTGAAGTTTAAGTGCTGTAATTTCATTTTCTTTAATCTTCTCTACAAGTTTCTTGTTTTCTTCAACTAGACTCGCATAACGTTGCTTGAATTGACCAAGCATTTCATCTTGGGAAACTTTTTCAATTGTCATAATTTTCTTTGATTTTGGACTAACGTTATTAAGAGTGATTTGATATCACTCATTTCAGATTTTAACTGAGAAACTTCTTTTTGTAAAGCTTCCTTTTCAGCAATTTCTTTATGGCGCTTATTGTAAGTCGCCATATATTTAGTGTATTCAGATGTATTGGAATTAATGATGGCATTTGAGTGGGGGTCTCTATACCATCCATCCTTTCCGTCTACTGGAATTAAATCATCATTCATAATTATGTTGCAATAGCGATAGCTCTTAGGTCTGCGATTAATGGCACTCTTGCCTGACTGTCGGATCTCATTACGATCTTAATTTGGAAAGCATTGAAGTTTAGACCACCTACCTCGTAGTAGTAATCCTTCCAAAGAATTTCTTCTGAGGGAGAAGAGTCATACTGGAGGGGAAGATCCATCTTAGTCCAACCTTTCTCATCAGGATTCTCATTAGATCCCATGTCAAAAGTCCTATAGTATAGGAATACTTCTGCTTGAGGAGGTCTGGACATTTGGAAATCAATTCTCAAAGATCTAGACTCTTGGGAAAGTCTCGCCAAACGAGTGAGATAAACACAATCGTTTTGGTCACCAAATGGTAGGAGAGAAACATCTTGAGTCCTATCAATCAAACCTTGCTGACCATATGGTTGTGGACCACCTGGCCATTTGTTGATTCTATTTGAAGTTGTAATCAGTGAGCATCTATCCAGGTCAACTACAGGAGAAAGAGTGCTCTTCTCTGTAGAAAGATCAATTAACATTGTGAAGGATGGATTACCACTCAATTTATTTTGCTCGTTAATATTAGAGCAAACCATTCGTGGGTTGGGGAAGAAGTTGAGATCGTTAAGTGTGACTGGGACATATTCACCATTATTGACAAAAGATGCTTGGTCACGAGGGGCAGATCCACCTTCACCACCACCTTCGCCAACAGATGTTGCACTGGTAGTATTTACTCTAGCAGTAATAGTAGTTTCTGGAAGATCCATGACAGAAACTGTAGGTGTTAGAGTTTCAAATTGAATATTCTGTGTAGAATAAACCATACTTCCACCAGTCCTAATGCCACTAGTAGCAACTGCACCAACATCTAACATATAAGTATCAATCCATGGGCATTCAATACTCGTATGTGTCTTATTAATATTGATAAGAGGAATGCCATCTAAGTTGTAACATTCAACTATATCACCAGAACTATGTGCAATATCATCTGTGCCCGATGCACCCCTACCAGAAGTTGCTACGGTAATAGTTTTTCCATCATTGGAAATCGCAGAATACTGAATGATTTCTTCAACGGATGAAGTTGCAGATTTGATCTTAAGATATCCTGGATTGACATTACTAATAGAAACGCCATTAATAATTTTATGGAATTGTGATGCATTATCCACAGTCAGTGTAGTGCCACTAATAGCAAGACCTGCTGCTAATGTTGTTGGAGTAATCTCAGAAATTACTCCTTCAATTGTAACATTGTTTGATCTATTATGCATACAATGGTTTTTATGATATACCAATACTTCCTGCATATCTGATGCATAAGTAGGCACTGCATCCAGATAACCACCTAAACTATCACCAGTCGCAGCAGTTGTCCCACCTGCAGTTGCACTAAAACTACCAGGATTAGTTAAAGTTTCGGCAGGGGAGAAATTACCAGAGATGAAGTTTAGTTTAAGTACTCCTGTGCCAGAATCCCACTCAAGAACTTCACCAGTAGAGTTGGAGCTACTACCAGTTACAACGTCTCCTATAGATAATGTCCCTGAAATACCAGTCACTGTCGTTTCCATAAAGGACTGTGAAGATGTAATCAAATATGTGTTGCTAGTACCTTGCAACCAAGATCCAGTAACAGAATTTACTGTGATTTCATCAGCAGTGTCATCAAACGAAACGATAGTTGCTTCTGCTTGTGTTGTTACCTGCTTCAGTCTTGCACCTTCAGTATAAGTATATGATGCTGTAGGAAGACTAAATGTTTGGGTAGGTTTGATAGTTTGAATTGGATTATCAATCAGTCTATGGATACCACCATTACCTTTACCCTGAGGAGTATTGTTAAGAGCAACAGTGCCAGTTGTTTGAGTAAACTCAGCACGATATACAGTAAATTTAGCGTCAGAATACTGGTCAGCAGTCCAGGTAGATGCGTTTTGTGACTTGAATAGCACACCAGCATAGGGTTGCTCAGAAATTGTCCTGTTTCCAGTTACATCGACATCACCCATTCGGGAAATCCAAACTGTATATTCGTTGGAGTCAGACAGAAGCACGAAGCAATATTCAACAGATGCCTTAATATAAACAGGTGCTTTGAAAGTAAATCTGGTTGGCAGTGCAGCAGATTCGGAAGTCTCTACAACATCTGGTGTAAGGGTAATATCAGAGAATGGTAGAATACTCTTTGACGGATAACCATTTTCCATTGCACGAATCTGCATGGAAACTGGAATATTGGTATCTTTTGTTGCGAAGAAAATATCAACACCAGTTAAGAAAATACCACCCTCATCTTCAATAATGAAAGATTGTGCCAGAGGGTCATACCAACCAAGTTGACGTGTCTCTGTCCTAGTTGTTGTAACAACTCTCTTATCATTAACTGTATCAGTAACAACTTCAGCATTACGAATAGCAAGAATATTTTCACGGACAGTCTGTAATGTGCCAGTAGCAGTATACTTACCATCTGCAGAAGATTCTACTGCTCCTGGAGTCCTAGAATTACTATCAGATGTAGTGAATCTAATAGATCTGGTGCCAGTTGCCCAACGTGGATTTGCATCATTTTTGGGAGAAGGCACAAAGAAAGTGCCTTGAATGTTACCAACGTTGTCAGTAAGAAGGCGGCGATCTTTCACAACTGCACGAGCACCAGAGGTTTGACCAACTAATACTTCGCCAACTTGCATATTACCAAAATAATCTGGAGATACATTTTCAGAAATTACGGTAATGTCATGATTCAAATATTGAGTTTGGGAAGAGTATGTTGTGGGAAGAGTTTCTTCTCCTTTTCCATATGGATTAGTTTTATATCCATCATTTGGATCAATAACATTAAGTTGACAACCAGAGGTTTCGCCAATAACAGTCTCACCAACAACGAATGGAGTTTCATTCGTGCGATTATCTTCACTAGAATTCTTAGTTAACTCAATAACTTTTGGTGTAATGTATGTAGTAATATTAACACCATCAAAGAATGCAAATACTCTTGTGCGAGGTTTCATACGATCAACGTTGAAACCAATATTTCTGGAGCGAATCCAAGGAACTGCAGACTGTGAAAGAATAGTATCACCTTGAGACTTACGCTCAATCTTTGGCACAACTTTAGTCCTGACACCCTGTCTAGCCTGGTTATTAACAACACGGAATGTGCGACGTTCTTTTAGATAGAAAAGACCTTGACGACGCTGACCGTGACCAGCACGACCCAGAGCACGACCAACACCATATGTGCCAGACTGTGACTGGAATCTCTTCGTGGATGTCACTGTCTCGCCTGTCCAGTTAGTCTGCCAAGATCCCCACTGAATAGGAGCAAATCCAGTATTAGGATCAGCACCCAACTTAGCGGTAGTTGCAGAAAAATCACCTTCAACATTTTCAACTTTTGCAGGTAAACGAACGGTGTCAATCCAATCATCTGATGCAGGTGTCAAGTCAATACGACCAATAAAGGTAAAGACGTTGAATGGGTTTACATTAATTGTCCTAGATGCATATGGTTGAGTGATAACAGCAAGATCTTCATAAGGAAGCATCAATACATTGCCATTAGTTTTGACAATATTTGTGGATGCAGCAGGATTATACTTAAGACCAACATTAGTTGTATAATGTGATGGGCGTAACTGACCTTCTCTGAAGTCTAAAGAGCACTTATAATCTGGACTTAAGACATCACCAACAGTATGATCAGTAAAGTCGTCTACAACATAACCATTTTTCAGACGATCAAAACCATTTTCATCGTAAACATTAGTGTTATCTGCTTGAGATTCTAATAATGATAGGGATGTATAGTATTCTACGTTAGTTAATCTATCTTCTAGTGCTCCAATATCTTTCATCGTGTAACGACGAATTACTTCTGATGTAATAATTACATCATCTTCAGGATTGAATACATAAGGTTTGTATTCAATGGTTGCCAGAAGCATAGCATTCTGGACAGGTTGTGGTGGAATTAGATAGTAACCAGACACACCAGAAGTAATTCTCAATTCTCCATCGTGAGAAAGATATAGATTATCAATTCTAGGAAGATACCACGAATAGTCGGATCTAAACGATGTATTGACCTTCATTATATCAAAAATTGTCGATCCATTTCCAGTTTCAAATACTCTAGAAACGAAGTCAAACGTAGAGCAATTTACAAAGAATGGTGCAGTGACTGTGCCAGATCCATTTCTCAATTCTTGAATTGCAGGACGGAAATCTGCCTGGTCACGAATTTTCTTGAGAGATCCATCCAATTTAATGTTTGGAATTTCTTTGTATAAAATACCACTATAAGATTCTGCAGAGAAATAATCACCCGATGCCTCATGCACAAAGTAATCAAAAATTACCAGTAGTCTTCTAGCAGGTGCTACTGTGCCTGCATCTCTAACAAATCTAGAGCAGTCATAGAAGTTAGTCTTTTGGGATTGATCTAAGGTAAACTGGTTGGTAATAACTTTACTTCCAGAAAAAACTGCATCATCAACATCATCAATAATGCCAGAAATTATAACATCATCTGTATCATATCCTTCTACAGTCTCACCCGAGATAAACGTAGATTCGTTGATATTAACATAATACAATCTAAGATTTGTGTTAGAGAATGAAATTACTCTGCCTCTTGCACCTGAAGTCTTACCAATAATAAGAGATCCTGTTGCAAAGAATGTTGACTCTGTTAAGACAATGTATGGCGCAGATGCATCATTATCATCTAAAGACTCGTATACTGCATGAATATTATAAACATCATTAATTCCGAAAGAAATTTGCTCGTCTTGGACTCTAGTACCAAAGAGAGTACTATAAGTAAGACCAGTTTGCTGCACATCTACATTTTCAGTAGTTTTAATAACTTTCAATGCCTTCATCTTAGAAGCGGTCTTAATTTTCTTAGAGACCGTATTTTTAGAAACTAGTGCTGTTAAAGTAACTGTGACTACACCTGTTAAACCTGAAATAGCAATAGATTGATTATTGGCACCATATGTAACACTAAGTGTGCCACCATCAGAAAGTGCATCGATATCTAAGTTTGCTCCGTCAGCAAATGTTTGAGGTGTCCCACCACCATCAATAATAGTAAGCACAAAGTTTTCGCCATCCAAGGCACCAAATGCTTCGGTTTCTGGAAGTGTAAATGTAATCGATCCAGAAATTACAGGTTTGTTTGCAAAGTTTCTATAGACAAAGAATGATTCATCAGACAAAGATCTCATGGCATCTTCTGCCAAGTCAAAAGACAATTCTCCGTTTTGATAGTCTTTTTGGAAGATGTAAGGACGCAATCTAACTAATTCTGCATACTCTCCTTCGATAACACTACCAACTCTCAGACCAAAATCAATAGATGAAGTTTGATTAGCATAGTTGAAGATTTCATCACCAGCAGATACAGTAGACTTTTTATTAGTTGCTGTTGTTGCAATTGCTGCTGGATTTACTCTTTCAATACGAATAGTATTGTTACCCTCAACATCAGACACTGTTGGAGTAATAACTTCTCCAGGTCTCAAATCTCTTTCAAATCTAGTACGGAAACCAGTCAGAGAATTTGCTTCGGTAATTTTATTAACATCAACAGTTGCTGTGTTACCAGTGAGAGCAGCAACATCAAACGTTAATGATGCAGCACCGCCACTACCAAGTACAGTATCCAAAACTGTAAACGTTTCATCTACAACATATCCACTACCCTTATCTTCAACTACGATACTGGCAGCACCACTTCCATCAACCGTAATAGTGAAAGTTGCGTTTGTGCCAGATCCATCAGTAGTATAGTCTGATGCTCCAATGTTATAAGTGCCAGAAGCTCTGGACACATCAGCAGCACTGATTGTATCTACTGTGCCAACACCATCAGTGAGATTGGTATTAGTAATAGTAACGACTTCATCGATAGCATATCCTTTACCAGGAGTATTGATAGTTGCAAGAGTGACAACACCATCATCATCAACACTAAGATCAACCGTGAGACCAGTGCCACTGCCGCTAGAAGTTGTAGCAACACCAGTTTCCTCAGCATAACCGCCAGTGCCGCCAGAAAGACTGTCTACACCTAAGACACCACCAGCAGTAGAGCTGATGCTTACAGTAGACAATTCAATAGGACTTGCATCATTCAGGATAATATTACAACCAAAACGAATTGCACTCGTATTGTTACGACCAAACATGGATCTAGAATCCGTTAGATTGTAAGTATGAGCAGCTTCAAGAGTGCCAACATTCTTACCATCTATCTCTAGAATTTCTCCATTACTAAAGAGTCCTGATACTTGCTCAACATAAATGTAATGTGTATTGTTACCAGTACTTGCAATATATGCTGTGGCACCTGAGGTCCTACCTTTAATTCTAGTGCCTGCAACATATGGAGTTACAGCATTATTGATATTCAATACTGTCCACATCTGGACATCAAAGAACCATACATCATAAATGCCACTTGAAGATCCTTGACCAAGGAAAGGATTGCCTTGTGAAGATGTAGTATTAGATTCTTGCATCTGCACAACTCTACATCTACCAATCTGATTAGCACCAGATTTTACATCTGAGGTAGCATCCGCAGACCAATCATCATATAATTCTGCAACTTGATATGCCTTACTTACACCATCTCCAGAAATTTCTGGCCAACCATATACATCATAAACTTTAAAGAAGTTACCTAAAGTAAAATTGATGATACCATTATTAATTTCTTCAAATTCCCTAGGTTTATCTACATCAACATATTGTGGTGAAACAAATTCTGTGCGATATCCTCTAACATATGCTTTTCCTGGAGAAATTTCAATTGCTAGTTTTTCCTCAGATGCAGTTGCACCTTGATCAGATTCAGATCCTCTAGTATATACACCATTGTTAAATCCATCGTCAAGATGCTCTCTCGCTTTAACATCAAATGTATCAATTACATAGTCACCAGATTCCTCAAAGGTGCGTCTTGCTAAAGACTTCTCCAACTCACTGTATGCAGTGCTGTTTACAAAACTCTGTACTTTACTTTCTTTGATTCTAAGTAATTCAACGAAGTCCTTATCTGCTTCGTCGGCAATTTCTTTCTTTCCAAAGATCGTAGAAATTTTAAATCTATGTGCGCCAGGTGCTGAATAGTTTGAAGTGCCTGCAGCATTATCATTCAAAGATACATCATCTTCTGGAGTGATAATAGATTCATAAATTTCCAGACCAACTCTATAAGAAGGATTGCTAGAATACTGCTCTAGAAGAATATATGAAGATGGTACGTCTACAAAATATCCTCTGATGAAATAAACACCTTCTTCAATATATGCAGCAGATCCAACATTTGTAGCATTAATAGGTAGAAGTTGAGCAAATGGTGTGCCAACCTCAATCAAAGTTGTGCCAAATGTAATTTCCTTATTGGAAATAAGTTGCTCGTTAGTTTGGAAAGTTTTACTGGTTGTAGCTGAAGTTGTATCTCCAGAATCAATATACTTTACATAAAGTGTAATATATCCCTTTTCAGACTCTTCTGCTGAAATAGAATATAAAACCTTTGCCTTAACTCCAGTTGTTAAACCTTCAATGATAGTGCCATTGAGTTGAGTCCTGTAGGTTTCAATATCACTACCTAGGAAAGACTCTTGTAGAAGAACTGCTTGTACATTCAGATCGTAACCAACTTGACCTGGAATGACCATAGCACCTTCTTTAAAGAAGTGTGTGCCAATGTTTTCAACCTGATTCTGTAGAATCGATTGCATCGTAGTGATTTCCCTTGCTTGGATAGGAAATCCTGGACGGAAAAGCACCTTGTAAAAGTTCTTGTCCTTATCAAAGTCGTCGTAATAAGGAGTAACGTTAAGGTTAGTATTCTGGGGCATGTCTTAGAACTCGATTACGATTTTAATGTCTTCTACTTGGTCATTGGCGCGACTGATCGCACGTCTGTTATCTATATAGATGACTTGTCCAGTATTAGATTTAATCTCTGGTTTTGCATAACCATTGTTAAATTTCATACCCAAATCATATTCAGTATTGTTAATTGTCCTTGACGCTGTATTTGGAACTGCAGGGAAGTTGATGTCAGGTTGACCAGCAGCACCAGAAGTTGCACCACTGATGACATTAGATCCATCAAATTCATTCAAAGTACCTGTAACTTCAGGGAAAATGCCATCGACTTCATTTTGATAATACTTCAAAACTTTAGTAGTTGCATTCCAACTAACAACCCTCGCTCTAGCAGTAATATTAATACCGCCAATAACTCTAGTTTGTGTGACAATTTCATCAGGCACATAATTGCCTTGGAATGTAGGAGAGAAAATAACTGCTTTTGTTGCAGATACTGTCAAATCTGAAATTAATTCAGACGTTCCAAATTTAAGAGGATTTGTTACAAGACCAATACGACGATAATCGTTATCAATCGGGAAGTCTCCAGCACCTTCATCATATGAAAGTTTCGCATTGATCATGACACGATAAGATCCAATCTCAATCGTAGGATCAAAACCATGACCATTTGGAGGAGGAATGATAACATCAACCTGAGCACTTGTGCCAGTGCCGATACCAGTGATAGCATCAACACTAACTTTACCGAAAGTATAACCCGTGCCTCCAGAAGTTACAGTAGCGGAAATAATTTTACCACCATCAACAACAATAGAAACACGACCACCTGTCCCATCACCATTAATACCTACATTGTCGTAAGTGCCATTATTATAACCAGATCCTGCTGAAGTAATGACAACAGTATCAATTTCACCAGCAACTGCATTTGTCTTCACCGCATCATTAGAGAAGACTGGCATGTAGTCATTAGAGAAAAACTTCAAAACAGAAGCAACAGGGATGGTGTAAAGATATTTCCAGCGATAACCATCAGAAGTAGTGATAATAGAAGTAGAAGTGCCAGTCGGCTCAACTGTGGATGGTTTTCCGTTAGGGTCTGAAGGAGATGTGCCATTGTAGATGCACTTATATACTTGATACTGAGAATTCACAACATAAAAGTCGGAATCATACAGTTTAGTTGCACCAGAAGAAGCAGTCTTACTAGGAGAATAATCATGACGATACATGTCATAGGTAAAACCTAGACCACCCGTAGTTTGCTCTGGAGATACCCAGTCAATTCTACGGACAACCTGAATCGTATCAGATGCCAAAACTCTTTTCAAAGAAATCATGTCATCATAAGATCCAGAAAACTCTTGGAAAGAGTCCACTGCTTGGGGTGGAGAATTTTCATTATCCCACGTTTGAGGTCTCCCGATGAAGATATACAAACGATCTCTCGTGCCACCAGCATCAGCATCACTTTGGATCGCAATAGGACCTTCTAGTGATTTGATGAATTTACTAGCAGAGAAAATTCTAAATTGATCAGTAAGTAAAGCTGCCATTTCCTAAGGGATTATTGTCCTCTTGTTTATTTATGGTTCTTATCAAGAAGAAGATCTGACTTGGGTATTATAGTCAATTCTTGAAATTGTAAATGATGCTCCATTTTGTCCTGTAATTTTTTCAGCACCCAAAACTGCTTGCAATACAGCATCCTCTCCAGTTGTGTCTCCAACAGCATTAGTAACTGTTGTTGTAGGATGTAATACATTAGTTTCGACATATTGATTATATCCATATCCACCAGTAGTTATTGTTACTGATTCGATTTGGTCTCCTGCAACTGTCATAACTGGTGTTGCAACTACACCAATATCACCAATATTTTCAACGGAAATCGATGGCACAGATGAATAGTTAATACCTTGATCTGCGACAATAAAGTCTACAATTGTGCTGTTTGTAGAGAATTTATATAACAATCCACCTTCACCGATATTTGCATCTCCAGTGTTATATGGCACCACATTATTAACCTGCAAGATTTTATCTGTAGGATTCCAAGCAACTACAGTTGCCTGAATTCCAGATTCAGATCCAGTAATAATTTCACCCGTGCTAAAGTTTTGTCCATTACCTGTACCCAGAGTCATATTGATCAATGCATCATGAGGAATACCCTCACTCAATTGACCTGCAGTGACTACAGTTGCATAATTAAATGGCAATGTTGCATCCTTAATACTGTCTCCAACTTGGAAGAGAGTTGTATTCTGTCCACCGACTGTCTCTTCAATACCATACAGAGATACTGCAATACCACCATCCAAATTAATTTGATTTTCGTATTGACTACCAGTATTTACTAGATCAGGAATCCCATTTCCAACACCTTCCAATTCGTCATCATCTTCAAAGTCCAATCCTGTAAGTGTGGAAATTGGTACAGTCAACAAAGTAATCGTATTGCCATCTGAGGCAACCAAAGTGTGGGGATTTGCTCCAGAAGCACTGCTAGTAGGAATTCCAGCATCAAATTGCACAATTGCATCTTCGGTAGTTGGAATACCACCGTCAATAAATGCTAATTCATCAACCTCAAATGTTACTAATAATTCCTTGAGATTTGGATTCCAATCATATACCTTAGCAACTTTATTCGTAGAGCTTTCTACTCTACGAATAACTCTATCCCCAACATTAAATTTATATTGAGAGATGCCAGCATCATTATCTAGATTTGTGTCAAGCACAACTCTTTGATCATATTTAAATGTAACTCCCCTAGTTACACCTGTAAATGAATTGGCAGTTTTTCCTGTATACGAAATAGTCTCATTCTGAAGGAGTGCATCACCAGATCCAGGGAAAGCACTTGTATTACTAACGTAAATTGTAGTATCAGATGCTTCTGCTTTTTTAAGAAGTCCTGAAATATAAAGATTGCTAGAATTTAAAGACTGCCTTGCACTAACTTTTCTCCTTAGATTTACAAGTTTTGTGAAAAGGACACTAGGCACCGAAGTGAATTTAGATCCAGGATCAACTACATCAATACCGACAATTGATCCTTGATCTATTCTGGCAACTGCTTTAGCACCGCCACCACCACCGCCATTAATTAAAATGTATGGTGCTTCTTGATAGAATTCTCCAGAATCAATAACATCAATTCTAGTAATTTTGCCTGTTGTGCTAACTTCTGCAGCACCTCTAGCACCCTGTCCACCACCACCTTCAAAGATTAGACTTGGTGATGTTGCATATTGAGTGCCTTCATTTAAAAGAGTGAGTCCTGTCACAGATTGTACTACGGGACTTGCGGTTGCACCTGATCCAGATCCTCCAAGAATTCTTACATTTGCTGGACCAAAATACCCATCACCACTACGAATCATTTTCACATATTCAACTGCACCACTATCGTTTAAAACAGGTTCTGCAAGAGCGCCACTAGGGAAATCTTGGGTAACTTCTGGGACTTCATCACCTACAAATAAGGGAGACCCATAGAAAGTCGGACCAACTACATATGGATAAACTGGATTTTGCTGATTATCCTCCGCCATAAAATATGCATAAGTGCCGTTTGGATATTCTGGCGTTACAGCAAATTTGCCATTATGTGCATCTAAGTTTCCAAGACCTTCTTCATAGATATAATCTTGCACAAAATCACCCATGATATATCCATCTTGGACAGATCTCAATCCAAGACCAGATGTTGAATATGCAAAAGCATATAATAGTCTGGGAGCATCAACTAATACACTATATCTCAACTCTCTGGTTGTAGCACCAGTAAAAGAACTAAGGTAGACAGCATATGTAACTTCACTGCCATCTATAAAATATCTCATTCCTGCAGAGAAGAGATAATCTAAATCTCCAATAACAGGAGGAGCTCCTACGTGCCAACCATCTTCCGTTGTAGAGAAGAATAAATGCTCACTATCATTTGAAGAATCGTCTTGATTGAAAATATATTCCTTACCTCTTTCTAAATTTAAAAGGTCTAACTCTTGCCCATTAAAAAGAAACTTATTATTAGACACAGTAACTGTATAAGTTACTTGACCTTCAGTGTTTTGTTGTGGTCTACCAGCAGTGACTTCATTACCAACTTTCAAGCGGTAAGATGATGTCATTAAACCAGCAGTTCTTCCCGAAGTATATCCAAAAGGACCATAAATTGGATAACCATCATATGCAACACCAATAATTTTAGAGTGTCCATCAGCATGTCTGGAATAGTCTGGTAGACCATTCGATAAGAAATTAGATCCAATATAATAATTATTTGGTAGTGGGTCACTGTCATTTGCAGGATCGAGGATCATATATCCTTCATCACCCTCATATCCAGACATGTATCTGTGATTTTTGCAATAATAATATATTCTATTAGTCTCATCCTCATTCATTAAGAATAGAGTTTGATATTCATTTTCATAATCTACAGAAGGAGCACCACTTGCTCCAGTGCTATCATAATACAATGTGCCAGTATTCAATGCACCATCTGCAGTAGTACTAAACTGTATAGGATGTCCTATACCCTCAGCATTACTAGAATCAGACTGATTCCAAATAATCAGAGAATTTCTCTTGACTGTAATATTGTCAGGTATTGGATAATACTCACCTGGTGTAAATGGTCCAAATTCCTGAGCGTTTGGTCCAAATTCAATGTAGTATATATTAAGAGAAACTGGATCATCACTGATAGTACACTTAAATCCAGTATTGCCTAAGAGAAGATCGCCATTTGCAAATGTGCCATTGACTTCTCTCAGATATAATCTTGTAATATTATTGCTACCATCTCTGACAATCTTAGCAACTTTTGCATAAGTCTCATTAGTGATAACATCAATTTGTCTACCAACTTCAAAAGGAGCAATAGATTCGTCAATTGATGTTACATCAATAGCAACGTTACCATACTCAACTTTTATTGTCCAAGTATATGGACGTATAAATCCATTTTCAAAAACACTATTTTTTTGAGCAAACTGACCGATTAACTTATTAGTATGATAAAAATAGTTTGAATTGTCTATAACACCATCAAATTCATTATGTGATTTGATATGCTTGTGTTTTACTGTATCAATATTAAAGTTTACTGGTGCTCCCCCAACACCACCCCAGTCGGGAGTGTGTAGAAGAGTGCCATTTGCAAAAATTCCTAGAGTTTTATTACTCTGAAATGCCCTAGTACCAGAATCTGGTACATCTTTACCTGCACGATAAATGATCGTGTGGTCATAAGTATTATCTGTTAGGAGAGTATTTCCAAATTCTCTAATACCAGCAAGCAACGCTGGTTTTGGATTATTATCACTTTCTATACGAAGTCTATCAACAACTTCATTTTCTACAATTTGAAAATTACTTACTGTCTGAGAATTTGGAGTGCTTTGCCAAATTCTATTTGGATTGAAAGAATTTACAACATCAGGAGTATCCTGTGAAGGTAAAATAGAAACTCGTATAGGATCATATCCTGATCCAGATTCTAAAACTCTAACATGTATAATTCTACCCGCATCATCATCAATAATAGGATAGAGAACTGCTGCCTCTACAGGAGTGCCACATCCAGTAATAGTTAATCTTGGTGGATCGGAAGAAGTATATCCATCACCACCATTAATAACAGTTACTGATTTAATGCCATATACTTCATTAAATACTGGCTCGATTACTGCACCAGATCCAGGAATTTCTCTTGCCATTTAATTAGCTGACGACGTTGATAGTACCATTCATCAATGCATGAATTGTGCATTGGTAATAAAGAGTATTGGGTGCATTTAATGGGACTGTCCAATATAGGACGTTAGATCCACTTCCAGATTGCCCATCAGTATATGGTGTGCCAGTTAAACCCTGAGTAGATTGCAATCTAAACGGATGTCCCCCACCCTGCACCGAATTATCAAATGCATATGTGAATCCACGATACACATAAAGAGTTGGATCATTTTGAGTAGTTGGGAATCCTGGACCAGCAAATGTATAATCTGAAGCTCCGTTGGCATTCAATTCCCACCAAACAATAGGACTACGAGTTTTGACCCAATCAGTGCCGTTCCAATATAAAGAATCACCTTGGATAATACCACCAGTGAAATCTGTGTCAGTTAGTGCCGCCATAGATGTAATTGGCGTGCCAGTATAATTAATTGTTAGGGTATCGCCCACAACAGCTGTGCCAATATCTGTGCCACCAGCAATAACTAATGTATCTGCTTGAGCATCTGCAGTAGTAGACCCACTGTCAGAATCAAATGTAGAAAATATATTTAAAGATGAAATACCTGCTTGATCATCGGCAGGTTCCCATTTACCAGCAGTATTATCCCACTTAAGCACTTGTCCTTCAGTAGGTGCTACTGTAGTAGTATCAACATCCGACAGAATATCAATACTAGAATATTCTGTTACGAGTTTTGCTTTTACGTTTCCAGCACCACCTGCAGTGATATTAATGTTTACATAAGGATTATCATCACCGTTGACGGTGTAGTAATATCCCAAATTATCTCCAGCTGCAGGTCCAGCGGCAAGAGTTGTATATTCATTTACATATTTAATTTTAGTTGGGAAATCAACTAAATTATTTGCAGAATCAAAAGTTGCAGTATTTGTATTGTATCCAATAGTAACATTGGCACCAGATCCTGGTATGATGGGAATGTTTACACCCGAAGAAGAAACAATACTTTGTCCGTTTGTATTAAGATTACTTGTCAATTCAGTAATCTCGGTAGGCACAAATTGCGTGCCATTGTAACGTAAAAATTCACCACTCGCGGCATTTGCCACATTGATCTGTGCAATAACACCGTTACCAACAGCGGCATACAGCTCGTCAAAATTCGAGTTGATTTTAATGCCGCCGTTGCGAATAGTGTCTCCACTATTATCATTGGCAAGTGTGCCTACATTCAGGGTCTGTTTAGACATTTTTACTGCAACTTTTTAGTTATTTATGTGGTTATCAATCCAACTCAGGATTGATAACTTCAACACCGTATTGAGATAGATCTGGTGCTACCCAATCATCAGGTACTGATGTTTCAACTTCGATCGCGGGAGTCTCATAATTAGATCCGCTATTAGAAATAATTACGCCACCAACACCGACCAGGGGTTTAATATTTCCATTAAATCCACTAATAGAATCAACTCTAATTACAGGTCTAGAAGTATATCCAGATCCAGCAGAAGTAACTCTAACGTCGGAAATATAACCAGTATTTAGTATCACTTGTCCCTGAGCATCCTTACCAAAGATAGATCCAAGGTAATCGAAGGTAATCAGAGAGTTGGAAGATTCGATAACTGCAACTTCACGATCGGATGTCTCGCCTTGGATGTCAATGAAATCACCTGCTTCGATTGGTGGGACAACTTCAGCAGCATCAACGTCTGCCTCAGATCCAACGTAAGAGAATGCGACGAAGGTCGATCCCACGCGAGGAATTTCAGAGAAGATGATTCTAGAACCAACGATTTCAAAACCAACTCCAGGTTCTTGAATAACACCATTGAGCGAGACGATAATGTTATTTTCTGGTCTGATGTTGGTGGATTGGACACCTTCAGTCAGGGTCAAGGAGTAGAAGACTCCGTTTCTTCTGAGGTTGAAGGATTGTCTTAGCGAATCGAAGTCGAAAGAGATATCATCTAATTTTCTTAGTTTACCAACGTAGTAACCTGTAAATGCAGATCCCTGCGAAGGCGGCTCGGTAAACTGAATCTTATCCGCAAATGTTGTGAATCCTTCTCCAGGAGGTTGTAAGATGCCATTAATAAATGTGAGTAGATGACCTTCAGTATCAGGTAAATATTGAATGCCATTACTAATAGTGAGATCAAATGTAGTCTGGGATCCATCAAATCCTCTAAATGCTCTCTTGACTCTACCTTTCAATTCTACAAGATTTGTAATTGCAGATCTATAACCATTGACGGATTTGATGGAATCTCTAGAAGAGAAGGTGCCGATAATTCCGCTTAGGTAAAGTCTACGATTCAAACCAAACGTTTGGATAGACTGGACGATTGCACTAGCTGCCCCAGAATTTTCAACAGTAGTTGAAACTAATGCTTCACCAATAGGAAGTTGGTTAATATCAGTATATTGAGCGACTGTTACACCATTTCCAAATGTGCCCTCAATCACAACTGCGTAAAGGAAATTATTTTCCAGATCAACATCAGTAATAATTGCTCTTTGTGCTGGGTCTCTTGTACCGTTTACAATCTTATAAAGTATTCCACCCTTAGTAAAGATATTTCTATTATTTTGAATTGTAATACCAAGGACAATATGACCAAGAGATGTAATTCGATCACCAACATTGACCTCAAAAGATCCTCCATATTTGATAACATCAATATACAATCTCGATGTCGATGGATAAATTACACTATTAACTTCAAACAATCCAGTTAATGAATCAGTATCAACAACTAATTTGCCATCCGTATTGGTTAATACAGCAGCTTCAATTTTGACAAATTCATCTGGCGTAGCAACAGAATTTGATGTGTATCCTTCAAACTGAATATCCTCAGCAAAATCACCTTGGAGATCAATTACTTGAATTCGATCTTGGATATTACCAATTTGTGCAGTTGTGCCATTTTCATCACCAACCATGGTGTCTAAAATAGTCCATGGTTGACCAGTTATTTCAACATCAAGATAATCATAATTAGCATCCGAGTGAATACTATAAACAATACCAGTTACAGTAGCATCTCCCTGCTTTTGAATAGTCTCATTAACATTAAATGGACCATCTGTAATATCACCTTCAATACGGAATCTCTTAAATACCTTCACAATTTTTGCTTCATTTAAAGTAGTATTTGAGACTTCAGCGTAAGAATCGCTAGTTTTGCCATAAATGTAATCACTATCTTCAATCGCACCAGAAAGTGGTACTAGAAGATCTCTTGTGCCATAGGTATATGTGGGAATAGTGATTCCATTATTTGTGGTAACCGTTGCATAGTAATTGCCATTAAGAAGTTGATTTAAAATAATATTAAGATTTTGTCTTATAAATCTAGCAATAGTATCAGTTTGATAAGAAGAAGCATAATCAGAGTCATAGAATGAAGTGAATCCAGAATTACCTGACGGTGAAGCAAGGACACCATTTAAAGCACTGACAGTAAGATCTTCTAAAGTTTCAATAGCAAATTTCTTAACATTATATTCTGTATTTGAATAGAAGATTTGACTGGATTCAGAACTGTAAGTATCAAGTCCACCCTCATTTAACTTCATACCCCACATATATGCTTCATCATTTAAGTTTGCACTGAAGCTTGTCCCACCTCCTCCTGGAGCACGGAGATACTGGAAGAATCTGACTAATTGATATCCATAGGAAACTGAGAATGTGAAGTAGAATCTAAACCACCCATTGCCATATGGGACAGAACCATATTCTTCAATATCAAATGCTTGTCCCTGACTACTAATATCGCTAACAACGCCAGTCTCAATATTGACTCTAGAGAAGTTAATTCTCTGAGTAGTTGAGCTACTATAAGCTTGGATTCGCACGTAAAGCTCATCATAATCAACAGACTTAGCGAAGAATGAATATGTAAACTGGCGTTTCGATCCATCACCAGGAGCACCTTCATCAAACGTTGTATTGCTAGTATCAAATCTGATACTACCATTATCTAATGTTTCATATGCAGTTAGATAATAATCCCGATACACATAATGGGAGGTAGTCGCTGTAGTATTTGATCTCCATGCAATTGCAGTTTGTGTTGCATCTGGAGCAAGGGCAGCAGCATTAACAAGATTCGATCCCGATCGTCTCCAAGTGCTGGTAGTTGCAAACTCTGGATTAGTTAGTAAGTTTGCAGAGATAATTGCTCCTTCAACTAAAGATGATATATTTCTTGCCGTATTGATAGTTTCAACATTAGCGATATCATTATAATAATTAATTTCAGGTCCAACACCATTGGAAGGAATTTCTGCAGTAACCAAACCTTGTGTCAGAGTATCACCATCCGCAAATCCAGATCCAGTGATAGATCCAATATAAAGATTATTACCAGAATCTTCTAACACATTACCAGTTGTGCCACTACCATTAGTAATTTCTGCATTAACAATAAATCTGCTGTTATCGAGAGAAACAGATAGATCTGTAATAGTGCCAGGATTAGTGGTGCCACCACCAGTAAGAGTTGCCGTAGGTGGATTTGCAGGATCGTATCCTGATCCAGGATTAGTAATATTGATAGCAGCAATACCAATACCAGTTACAAGTTCAACCTCTGCGGTAGATGGTGTGCCACTTTCAAGTGGTGCATTGTTTACCGCAATCGTTGTATCGATACTAAACTGTTGAGCGCCATCGATCAAACCAATTCTAGTAACACCATACTGATCAAAAGTTCCATCGGTATACTGATCCTGCTGGAATCGGAAGTAGATTGTCTGTGCTCTTGCAAGGGTAGGTAAGGTTATATCAACATAATTTAGAGTATTAAAGTTTGTGTATTCTTTAGAAGTTCCAGTTGATCCACCCTCAACAAGTGTATCAATCAATACCCAATTAGATCCAGTAGTAGAATAATATAAATCCAAATCTTCATTAAGTTCTGGAGCATTGCCACCGTTACTACCACTACCAGCAATAACATAAACTCTAATAGTTTCTGCATAAGTGGTATCAAATGGTGTTTGGATAGATGCAAAGCGACTGCCCGATCCAGTGCCAAACAATAGTAACTGTCTACCCGTCAACATTCCACTTGTGCCTGCAGTCATAGAAACTGCAGATCCTAATGTTAAAGCACTAATGACTGAATTGTTAAAATCATATACGATACCATCGTATGTAACAGCAGTTACAGCACCATTAGTAAGAGTTGAGCTACCTCCATGAGAATCACCTACATCAAACGTAGATCCAGTAAATACCAGATCTGGGGAGAATGTATATCCAGATCCAG